ATGAACGGGGCTCCCCGCCCGTGGACCAGGCAAACTGCGCGGGAGTACAGCAGGAAGTATCCGACATGCCCGCGCCACATCTCGGATACCGGTTCGTTCCTGGCCTCGCCACGCCAGATCGACATGACCGAGTTGCACTGGTGATGCAAATCCACCGGGCGGAAGGCCATCGCGTTGGTGATCATCCGACTGAACGGAAACAACGTCTGTGGCATTGCATCCTCCGAGAAGGGGTGGTGGCCGGGTATATGAATATCCACTTACTTGGCCCGCTGGCGGTTTCCCGTATCAGCACCCCGTCCCAATGGGGCTAGAACGGCGGCTCGTCCGTGAACTCCCCGTCGACCACGACGTCGTCGGTGTCGTCGATCACCTCGGCGTCGTCGGCCTCGCCGGCCTCGCCGCTGTCGTCGACGACCGGACCCATCTCCTCGCCCGGCTTCGGCATGATCCAGAAGCCGACCTCGGCCTTCTCGTCGCCCTTGTACTCGCCGACCTTGGTGCTGATCTTGCCCTTCATGCCGTTCGGGTTGATCCGGAATGTGCCGAGGCCCTTGATCGGCGAGGGCAGCTTGCCCTGCGCGTCCTCGATGGCCGGACCCTTCTGCCAGAAGGCGCGGATGACCGTCTTCGGGTCCGCACCGTTCCGCGCCGCGAGCATGGCCAGGAAGTCGTTGACGAACCCCTTGCCCTGCTCGGTGACGTTGCCGTTCCACCAGACCGGCAGGCCGTCGTACTTGGCCTTGTCGGCCTCGTTGCCCTTGGCCTCGAAGAGGCACTTGAGCATGAGGTCGCCACCCTTGTTCCGGGTCAGCTGGAACTGCTTGATCAGGCCGACGAGGATCGTCCCCTTGGGCGGGATGGGGCCGTCGTACGGCTGGAACTCCCCGCCCCGGGCCTCGACGACGTCGTCACCGAACCCGGAGATCTTGAAGACGGGCATTCGTTGTTACTCCTTCTCTTCCGGCAAATCTTCGAGGAGCTCCGCGTCCTCGATAGCTTCGGCCGCCGGGGCGGGCGTGGCGGGCGTAGAGGGGGCCGGGAGGGCCTTCGTCGCCACGCTCGCGCCGTTGCCGGCGTCGGGGATACGTACGGCTACCCCTGCCAGCGGCATCGGCTTAGCGCCCTTCGCAGGAGCCGTCATCAGCTCGTGCAGGTCGGCCAAGTTGGTGACCCACCAGTGCGGGCTGACGTTCCCGCTGCGGTCCTTGGCGTAGACACCGGCCGTCGGAGCGAACCTGACCCTACGCCGCTTGACCTTGACGATCTTGCCTTCGCGCTTGACGTTGGCGTCGGCGAGCTCCATGTACCCGACCGAGTCCATCTCAGCACACACCCGGCTGGAGATCTTGTAGCCCTCCGAGCGCTTCCCCTCGAAGCCGGGGATGCGGAGTTCGTCGCCCTCGGAGTTCTCGAAGCGGATCTCGTTCGCCAGGTACAGCACGTTGCAGGGCAGGTCGTTCAGTCGCAGGATGAAGCGGAGGAACATCTGCTGCCACTTGAAGTGGTCCTGGATCTCGGGGCGGTCGAGGTCTCGCTTCGAGTTCTCCCGCTGGGCCTCCTCCAGGATCCACCGCATCATGGCCATCTGCATGGCATCGGCGGTGTCGACAGCGATCCACTCGAACGGCCGGTGGCCGTCGGCGTACGCCCTCTCCAGCCACTCAACGGCGGCCTCGAACTGCGGCCACTCCGGTGCCGGCCAGATCTTCGCCTGCGAACCCATACGCTTGGCGGAGACAGGTCCGGACGGCTGGACCGCGATGATCAGCCCCGCGCCACCGGCGAGCACAGACTTGCCGATGCCCGGAGGACCGTAGATCAGAACGTTCTGGCGCTCCTCCAGCTGCTTGATGTCGAAGATGTCATCGGGGAATGCGAGTTCCGTGCTCGTCACCGCGCTCCTACTTCTCCTCGTTGCCCTGGCCCTCGGACTGGAAGTCCGCCCAGACCGAGATCTTGCCGTCGGGCGTGCAGCCGTTGGCGAAGAACGCCTCGTAGGAGTCCTCGCTCGCGTCGTACTTCTCGACGTAGATCAGGGTGGTCTCGTGGCAGAACCACCACAGGTCGCTCGTGCCGGGCACCTGCTGGGCGTTCACCGCCTTGACGTCGATCTCCTTGCCGCAGGCGGTTGCGCCACCCCCGACCGCGCCGACCAAGGCCAACGCCCCGACCGCTCGCTGCCAACGCTTCATGCTCTCCTCTATTCTGCCGTGCTCTTGCGGTGGTCCGCGTACGAGTCGACGACGTCGTACACGGCGTCTGCGAACTCCTCGGTGTTGCCGCCTGCCTCGTCGACCTCGCACAGATCGAAGAAGGCGCAGAACTTGTGGCAGTCATACCGAGGAGTCTTGTACAGCGGCTGCTCGCCGGTGCGAAAGCGATTCATGGCCTCGCCCTCCGCCTGGAGGCGGAGTAGCTGGCGATGCCGCTCGGTCTTGGTGCGCTCGATCGCTTTCCGCTCGAAATACGGCGGCGGCTGGTTCTTGCTCACCTCTCCGAGAACTTCGATCTCGTACTTCTCGGCAGCTGCCGCCAGCTGCTCTTTCCGGTACCCGTTCAGCTGCTTGAACGTCAGGCCCAGCTGAACCGCGATGTCGCTGGCCAGGATCTCCTGGATGTACTGCGACTTGAGCGGCTGGTTCAGGAATTCCCCGTCAGCGTTCTGCGGCCGGTCGTCCGGCAACGCCTTTCGGAGGAAGTTGTACATGATGTAGCGGATGTACTCGTTCTCGCCGATCAAGCCCTGGCGGCGGAGAGCAGCCATCGCCGCCATCAAGTAGCCGCCTGCCTGGTCGTCCAGGCTCAGGTGGCGCGTGCTGATCATCGCAGCGGTCTTGTGCTCCATCAAGTTCAGATAGCCGGTTTCCAGATCACGATACACCCCGTCAAAGGTGCCGTGGAACCTGAGGAATGGCTCTCGCCGCGTGCCCCGCCGGGGGATCATAAGCCCGAATGGCTGCTCGCGGGCGATGACGTCCCAGTTCGGATCACCCTTGTGATGGATGACGTACCGCTCGAGCATGCTCTTGCCAAGCTCGATGGCATCCGTGTACTCGTGGATGATCTCGTCGGAATCCCCATAGAGATTCGGACTGCTGGCCGCGTAGATCTTGATGTTCCGCATCTCGCCGTCGGCCCAGATTTCCCAGGTTTCAGCCGGATGCGGACCACGCTTGGTACCCGGTGGGTAGTACTCCGCCAGAGCGACGTGCACGCCGGTCCCGAACCACAACGCATCCGGCGTCCGACCGCGCGGTCGAAGCCCCTTCCGCCAGGCCCAGAACCACTGCTGCGGACAGCGCTTGAAACTCGCCCGCTCGCTGGTACGGACGAGCGGAAGGGGCTCGCTCACCAGAAGTACCCGTGCTCCACACCGTGCGTCGGCCGCTTGGCCGGGCCTCCGTCGATCGTGACGCTGCCACCGATGTCACCAGCCTGCACCAGCGGGCCGGTGTGGCCCGCGACGTGGTTGCTCACGTGCAGGTCGCGGCCGGACTGCATGATGCTGGTGTTCGGACCGGTGGCCCGCGCCGTCATGTTGATGGTGCCGGTCGCGCCGTTCTCGATCACGTGCTTGTGGTCCACGATCTTCTGCACCACGTTCTCGAAGGCTTCGGGGTCACCCGCCGCCATCTGGAACTGGCTGGGGCATTCCGTGCACTGGAGCACGATCCCGCCCATCCATCCGAACTCGCTGATCTTCGCCACCGTCATCCTCCAATGACTCGGCTGCCAACTCTTGGGTGTTCCGGAGGGAGCCGAAACCTTCCCCGGTGTCGATATCCGCCCCTGCTGTCGGACGACACGCATTTCGGCTCCCACCGCAACACCCGAGCCCCAGTCGGGTAGGGCTCGGGGTGCGGCTACCCTGCTCTGGGAGAGCGAGCAGGGGTGGTTCGCGGGCTCCTAGAACGGAGCCTCGGCGGTGCCGCCCTTGGCGGCCTTGGCCGGCGTCTTGGTCGCCTTGGCCTTCGGGGCGTCGTCGGTGCTCGACGCCGCCTTCTCGGTCGCCTTGGCCGCCGCCTTCTCGGCCGCCGCCTTCTCCTTCTCGGCCTTGGCCGCCGCCGCCTGCTTCTCGGCGCGGTCGGCGAGCAGCGCCTTCAGCTCGGCGTTCTGCGGGGACTTCTGGTACTCGCCGTACCGCACGACGGCGATCTGGACGAGCTTGACCATCTGCTCCCAGGCCGGGTTGCCCTCCTCGAAGAAGTCCTCCGGCACCTCCGCGCCGTCGAGCAGGAAGCCGAACTTCTCGGCGATGTACTTGGTGTACCGGCGGTGGAGCGCGGTGGGGGCCTTCGAGAGGATGCTGTCCGTCGCCGAGGCGGTGGGCGTGGCGGTCGACTCCGAGGCCTCGGACGCGGCGGGCGTGGTGGCGGTCGACTCGTTGGTCTCGGGCTGCTCGGTCGTGGTCACGGTCGGGCCTTCCTTCGGTGGTTGATTCGTTACGTAGATCGTAGCGTATTCGAAGGGGCTACGCTACCCAAACCCGGGAAATTTCTTTATGCGATTTCAGGTACGTCGGCGAAATCTGATCCGATGCACCCGGATCGGAGGGCCGGCACCTTCGCGTGGAGGGTGCACTCTTCCGGCGCGTTCGCGCTTGACCCTGCTGATTCTGGCTCGAGATTCCTCTCGCTCCTTGTCGATTCGCTTCTGCTCGTGGCTCCGAAGCCACCAACCGAGCGGAATTCCCGACATTGCCCCGATCGCAAATACCGATATCAGGACGATTGTCTCCAGCATTAAACTCGCTCCATTTCCAGGCCACGCGAGCCGTCCATCAAAGCGAACTGCTGGCTTCTGCGCTCGGCGGTTGTCCGCGCCACCTCCTCTTCGATCGAGCCGAGGCTCCGCAGATACCACACCATCACGCTGTGGATGCGTGAGATGCGGTGTGCTCGGCCTTCGATTTGCTCTTGGTCGTCCGGATTCTCCGTCTCATCCACGATAATGATGTCGTCCGCTGCATCCAGCGTAAGCGACACACCGCCAGCCTTCGTGTTGAGCAGAAACACCCTCGGACCGCCCGGCTCCTGGAACCGGGAGGCGCTCTCCTGCCGCTCCTTTGCAGAAGTCTCTCCTGTGATTCGGAAGGACTCCACCCCGATAGCGGCAAGCTCCTTGTGCAAGAAGTTGATGTAGGAGGTGAACTGGCTGGCGATGATCACCTTTCGGTCGGACAATTCCTCGTCCTTCCGTGGAAGGATGCCCAGCTCGTCCAGCTTGTCCACGATCCAATTGAGCTTGTTGCTGGGTGCTATCGGCTCGTAGGTACGATGCTCGTCGCCGTTGGCGGTAGGCCGTACCCGTAGAACCCCGCAACTATTGGCGATTTGGCGCAGGCGCGTGCGCTCTGCCAATCCACCGTTCGCCAGCAGGTCGCCGCCGGGCAGATTCACCGTGGCTTCGCGGCGCATCTGGGCATACAGCTTCTTCTGCTCCGGCGTCATTTCCAGCCAGACGGCTGGCAAGTCCTCGTCGTTCTGGAACGACAGTCGCTCCCCGCCGTAGCGCTTGGGCGGAAGGTCCGGTGCGACCTCGGCCTTAGTCCTCCGGAGGACGAGTGTGCGCCATTCCTCGTGGAATGCGTTCTCGTCTTTCAGCTCGCCGATGTCGGTTCCGAATCCATTGAAGGACGTCTGGAACCAACGGTCAATCCACTTCCAGAAAGAAGTGTAATAGTCCGGTCGGAGCCAGTTGAAGGTCCCCCATATGTTGATCAGCTTGCCCCGGTTCGGCGTTCCGCTCAGGGCCAGCTTCAGGCCTCCCTTGGCCACCGGCAGCAGAGAGAAGCCCGCGCGCTGCTGGCTCTGGTTCCAATAGTGAGCAGTGTGAGTCACCAGGGCATTCTGGCTCTCATCCAGAACGGCGGCCTGCCACTTCGGGAGGAACAGCTGCGGGTGCTTGGGCAGCTGGATGATTCGGCCCTTCTCGTCCTTCTTGGGCTTCTTGGAGACCTTCCGCCCGTCGGGCAGCTTGGGGATCTTCACGCGAAGCATCTCGATGTTGCAGATCAACCATGAGCGGCGGCCATCTTCGTAGGCCGCGCGAGCATGGTCGAGATAGGCGTCGAGCGCCACGTCGCGCTTCTTGCCGGCCAGCTGGGTGACTACGGTCACCTCGTCGTCCGGCAGCCACTTACGGAGCTCGTTCGGCCAGGTGACCAACGCGGCGGAACGCGGCGCGAACACCACGATCGGACCGGTGATACCAGCCTCTACCACTGCACCCATCGTCTGAACCGTCTTGCCAAGGCCAGGGTCATCCGCAAGGACAGCGGAACGTACACGCGCCAGCCAAGCCGCACCCACCAGCTGGTACGGACGGCTCGCCATAGCCGCGTGTAGGGCAGGAAGCTCCTCTGCCAGATTGGGGCACCAGCCCTCCGCCGAGGCGAGCTCTTCGAGCTCCTTGCGGTGCTGGATCTCGGACTTCGCCCAGTCCGCGAGAGCCTTCGACACTTTGAGTTCACTGCCGAACACCTTTCGGAGTTCGCGGCATACCGCCAGATCCAGGGCGAAACGCCACATCTTTCGAGCCGGGTCCCACTGGTAGCCGAAGACCTGCTTGACAGCGTCCTTGTACTCAAAGGGGCACTCGACCCAGATGTGACCCTGGTTGAGGTATGCCGCGACCGACATCAGAACTCCTCGCCGACCTTGCCGTAGTTGACGTGGACGAGGGAGTTGCCGTAGCCGTACCAATTCCGCCCGGCGGGATGCCGAACCCTGGTCGCCTCGACCTGCCGCATCACCCAGACGTAGCAGTGCGCACAGCTGGCCAGGTGCAGCACCCGGTCGTTGTCAGTGGCGTTCCACCAGTACTTCTGGCGGTGCCGCTTGTTCTGGATCTTCTTGCGGTTCCGGCGCGGCCGGTCCGCGATCATCTTCACCGCCACAGACCGCTCCACTTCTTATCGTAGTTGGCTCCCCGGGAGCAGGGAGGGCTTGGGGTGTTCAACGCACAAACAGCGCAGTACTCCCTCCAGAACTGCCACCACCGGAGCTTGATCTTGCACCAGTTGCATCTGTGTGCCATCACAACACCTGCAACAGGGCGTCCACCCCAGCAGCGCGGTAGCTCTGGCGGCCGACGAACAGGATTGCCCTGCGACCGGTCGAGCTGGTCTTGATGTGATAGTTGATCTTGTTCCAGTTCGGACCGCGCTGGGGGTCTTCGACGAACATCTTCTTGTTGTAGTCCCAGTATCCGTACCAGACCTGGTCCTGCTCCGGCAGGCCGGTGAAGCTGTTCATCCAGATCAAGGTCTTGCCGTAGCAAGCCCGCAGCAACTCGCGGTCATCCATCTCGTCGGGGTCCCAAGGCAGCGCCTTGACTACCTCCAGTGACTGGACAGTAGTCCCAGCACGAGCCTTGGCCCGGCGGGCGGAACGGTTGACGTTCGGAGTCTTCTCCATCTGCTGGATCATCGCGGAGTGGTTGCGCAGCCTGGTCTCGACGCCACCGAAGGTGTACACCGGCGCTTCGAGCAGCCGGCCCTCCTCCCACCAGATCGCGATACTCTCGCCGCCCCGGATCGCTTTCAGATCGAGACGGACGAAGTTCTCGCTCTCGGTGAGCTTGTGCTCAATCGTCCAGCCGAACCTCTCGGCCTGGTCAGCGGTCCGAACGTACGTCCGGCGGTACTTCTCGAGCATCTGATCGCGGTCCATCGATCTCCTCCTGCACGACCCTAGAAAGCCGCTCGCTGGCCTGGCTGACGCTGATAACGACAAGGAGCAGGAAGCATCCCAAAAGCCACGGCCAAGCACCCGTCGCTGCTCCGGCCAGAGCGCAAATCACTGCTGCGCCCCTCACCTGGTACCGGAGGATTCTTGTTGCCTTCGAGTTCATTCTCCCACCTCCTGACGGCTTCTGCGCGCACCCACTCCACGTTGGGCTCAGACATGTTCGTTATCATTGCGATCGAGAAGGCGATGCCTTGGGCTCGCCCTCGGATCTCGCCCCACTCTTGCCAGCCCGAGGCTGGCTCGTCTTCAGCAGGAGATCCATCAGTCATCAGCTGGTACATGAGGTTGTCCAGCTCCATCCA